CTACATTATTCGGTATGATCGCGGCTTCGTCGACGTATAGCATGTTAACTGATTTACCCCGGATACCAGAAGATGTCGTTGCTGCAGTGAACACCTTTGAATTGTTCTCAAGTTCTATATCTCCTTTATTCCATGTAGTAACACCTTGTTGTAACCACATTGGAAGGTTCTCATACATCAACTGATACCTGTATAAGACCTCACGGGCGGCGGTGGCTTTGTTTGCCATGATCGCGACTTGTTTCGATTCTTGAAATAATGTATACCAAAGGATATATGCTGCACTAGTTGTCGTCTTACCTTGTTGACGACCTTCCATAAGGATAACTTTTCTATTCTCATGTATTATCTTCACCTTTTCCTTTTGGCATTCATATAGTTTAAAATCAATAAGACCATGATCAAGTGATATGATCTTGCAGTATGTTTCAATAAAGTAGATCGGATCAGCAGCACACTTCATATACTCTTTGACTTGATCTTCAGTAAAAGGGATATTAACACCAGCGGCTTTTAACTGGCTATTAGCATTATAATTCTTTGACATTAGAATTGAGCTTCCCAGTTTTCTGTAACTGGTCCAGTTGCACCTGCAGTGGCAACCGCGGTATATTTTCTACCAGGAATAGACACGTTAGCCATAGATGTCATGATGACGCCCTGATTTGTAACAGGTCCATATATGTTTGTCTTGATAGTAAATGTTATGGTGTGAACTACGAATCGTCGTTCTTGGAATGATCCATCATAGTTGTCTTCTACAGTAACGCCATTAAGTATCACTGGAATATCTTGTACGATCTCCATCTCAGGCACAGCATTGATTGATAGTGTATATTCTGGATTAAAGATTGGCAATATTTGTTCTACTATTTGTGCGGCATCCTCTTGAGTCTTAGTTAATATATAAAGACTTATATCAATGTTATATGGAGCAGGAGAGAATACGCTTTTTTTATTTGGATTAGCATTACTAGTAGCGTCTTTACACACTATCTTATTCATTTTATTAGTCTTACGAGACGCGTCATAATGATAACCAGTAACTTCAAATGATATTCGTGGTAAAGATACGTATGTATTGTTACTTAAATTTGGATCTGAGTCAACGCGAACTAACCACTTCTCTTTAGGAGCATAAGCAAGAGGCACCGAAATAGTTTGTGCAATTGCTCCATCATTGCCTTGTCTTGCTATCTTGATATCAGAAAATAGACGACCGAATGCTACGATCGTCTTTCTAATTGCTCCATGATAGTAGGTTTGTCCGTTTAACATTATAGAGCAGCTACTCTAGATTTAAAGTCAGCAAAGTCAGTTGATGAAGCAACTGTTGATTTAAATGTTGCAAGACTTAATTCAGCAGCTGGTCCAGTTGCTCCTAAACCTGATGCACCTTGGACACCAGTAGCACCTGTCGCACCAGTTAACCCTATTATACCAGTGGAACCTGATGCACCTTGGATACCTGTAGCGCCGGTTAAACCCGTGGCTCCAACATTACCTGTCGCGCCCGATGCACCTCTAATACCTGTCGCACCGAATACGCCTGTAGCTCCATCTACACCTGTCGCTCCGCCGAATCCTGTAGCACCACTTATACCTATTGAACCAGTAGCTCCTACTAAACCAGTTGCTCCTGATGCACCTCTAATACCAGTCGCACCAACTAAACCAGTGCTACCACTAGCTCCTTGAATACCAGACGCACCCTGAAAACCTTGAACACCTGTAGCACCACTAGCTCCAGTAGGTCCTGAAGCTCCTTGAATTCCTGTAGCTCCACCAATTCCTGTGGCTCCACTTGCACCTCGCACTCCGCTAGCTCCTTGAATGCCTGAAGCTCCATCAATACCAGATGCTCCACCAATTCCAGTTTCTCCAGTAGCGCCAATAGCTCCTGAGGCTCCTCGGACTCCTGATGCTCCAGCTAAACCTGTTGTACCTTGAACACCCGATGCACCTGTTGCACCTTGTATGCCAGCATCTCCTTGAGGACCTGTAGCACCACTTGCTCCATTGATACCTGTTGCTCCTGCGACTGTCGAATCTGCACCGCTTGCACCTTCTGCACCGCTTGCTCCTCTAATTCCTGAAGCTCCAGTAATACCACTCGCTCCAACTCCTGATGCGCCAACATTACCTTGTGCACCAGATGCTCCGGTTAAACCTAATGATCCACTCGCGCCTTGTACGCCAGTTGAACCTTGAACTCCTGTAGCACCTCGTATACCTGTTGCACCTGTTTGACCTTGAGCTCCACTAGCACCATTAATACCACTACCGCCTACAACGCCAGTTGATCCTGTAACACCACTAGCACCGGTGACTCCACTAGCTCCAATTCCACTAGCGCCTTGCGTTCCTTGTGAACCGCTTGCTCCATCAATACCCTGTGAACCAGTTGCACCATCACTGCCTCTACTTCCCGTCGCACCTTGCGTTCCTTGTGAACCAGTAGAACCATTAACACCTGATGCACCTTGTTCGCCTGTTGCACCTACAGGACCGAGTGTACCTTGTTGACCTTGCAAGCCGGATGCTCCAATTCCTGAAGCACCATTAACACCTGATGCACCTCGTGGTCCAGATGCTCCTGCAATTCCTGTCGCACCTGTTGCACCGCGTGGGCCAGTGGATCCACCGCCCGCTCCGGTAGCACCTTGAGGACCTTGTGCACCTGATGCTCCGATTGATCCTGCTCCAGCATACAGTTCTGTAAAGTTTGCATTTGTTTTTGTAAATGCTGTTCTTAGTGCGTCACCACTGCTGTCATTAGCGACTGCTCCTACATTAATCGTTTGTTTTGCCATTATAGTTTATCCGATGTTATTGTTGTTGTATCTGCAGTAATAATATTATTGTCTGCATAGACATGTGTTATTGGTGGTACATAATATGTAGATAGCTCGCCAAATGGGTTATTTTCATTAAATACAATACCTTCAGCTTCTTCTTTAAATTTATTATTATCGCCATAAGAATCTGGAGTATCAATGTTACCAATCACAGCTTTAGCTGCAGCGTAGTTTCCACCTCCGCCAGATAAAACTATTAAAGGCGGTCGTGTATATCCAGAACCAGCATAATCAACCAAGATCTTAACTACCTCGTTAGCTGACAAACCATTTCCTAGATATGCAGTTGCTTCAGCTCTGTATCCAAAGAATTGTAAAGTTGCTGTACCATTAGGTAGAGCTCCCGCAGTATGCGTTGGTCCGTCTGCTGTAGTAGTTCCGGCAACAGTTACTATATATCGTCTTCCATCATAGCATACTTCATCACGTAATGCAACCGCAGTATTAGGTTCAAAGTCTTCGCCTATAGTTACATCAGGCGCAGAAGTATATGACGCACCTTTATTTGTAATCTTAATCTCAGTAATCGTACCATTTGGAACAATTGTTTCATCAAATGATTTAAGAGTTTCGAACGCATCGATCTCTTTAATACCAGTTTGCATTTTCTCAGATGAGTATTGGAATAACTCAACTTGTAATTTGTAAACGTATAACTTACCAGCTTGATAGAACGGATCTTGATGAGTTACGAACTTGATCTCAAATAAACCGCCTGTTAGTGGGAAATAGAGTAAATCTCCTTCTGCAGGTCTATTAGGTAGAATGGATAATCCATGCTGACCTACAAGTTGTTCCCATTTTCTACGAGCTACAGTTAGTGTCGCAGATTGTTCCATCATCAAACCAAACTTCTGTATAAATGCACCTTGACCTTCAAAACCATCATGTGTCTCAAGATACATCTCGATGCCATAAGCATTTTTAAACTGTGATAGTCTGTCTTCTCCTAAGATCTCATCTTTACCAACTAATGTACGTGGAATATAATAGAAGTCTTGACCATAAATGGATATAGACTCAACTATGATGTCCTCATATAAAAGTTGTTCGGAACGAATCCCGTTAGAGAAGTATACCGATCTAGCCAAGGAAGAACTCCAATGGTGCTGACTTGTTAAGCATCTCGTCTTCTAGTTCTTTGATCTCTGTAATAGCTTCTGTATATAACTTATCTCCATCGATAGTCACACCACCGGGTAATTGAATACCTTGGAATTTTTTAATGTTTGTAGCCCATTGACGTTTAAATAACGCAGTAACGTAGCGTCTGAACCATGGTTCATTCCATACTTTACTAAATGATGCTGGATCTAAAGCTCTATAACACTCAACTACCACAAAGTCACCCATGGTAAGAGCTGAATTCCAATTAACATCAAGCATTAGTCTACCCATCATACGATTAAATCTGTATAGTGGATAACCATTTAACTCAAGGTTAAGTAATGAGATGTGAGACATCACCGTCTTATAGTAGATCAATGACGTTGAAGTTAAGTCATATAAGTCATTGAGTCTTAATTGGTATTGTAAGTCAAATAAGTTCTTTGAGCTTGAAGCTGATGAGAACGGGATGACTCTTGTCACGCCATATATGTAGTCTGGTAATGGAAAATAGTGTAAGTCGTACGTGCCTAATTCTACGCCATCTGTATCAATGATTGCTGAAGCGCCATCCTCAGTCGTGATAGTTTCTCCAACTATGAATGTAGCTGTTGGTTCTGTAACAAAGGCGTTTGACATGTCATTACCGGTATGGGTAACGTCTTTACATACGATTTGATAACCGTTTGCTTCTCTATCTCTTTCAGCACATACCACAGCAGTGGCACCTGATGTACTACCTGTTATCTTTGCTCCAACATCAAAGTCTGATGCTGTCTCGGTCGTAATATTGATAGCTGATGCGGTGATCTTTTGCTTGAGGTACATACGTTCTGCACCATCAAAGTGATATTGGTTCCAGTAATCTAGAGCCTCGTCGATACGCTCTTCTAGTTGTGAGTCGTCTACGTTGATCTCTACTACTGGTTCACCAAGGGCTCTTAAAGCGTATTCTGTTAGGGTTGCTCTGCTTGTGACGGCCATGACGATTTCCTAGTGTTTATTCTATTATATACTATTTATAATAGAATGAATTGAGTAGTTATGGTCTTGGATGCGTAGGTCGTATTTGGTAGGTGCTTCAAAGATCTTATCTGTGTCTTCATACTTTGACACAGTTATTGTATCCATCCAGATAGTAAAATCGGCGTTAAATATGTCTCGACTCTCTTGTAATGGGGCTACAAAGTCTACTATGGTATAATCATCATCAGATACATTAGCTAGATCTGATAGTCTTTTGGCTTGCCTGATCCTTCCCTCGTGTGAGAAGTCCCAGTCTTGGTATAAAGTTCTAATCTTATCTGCATTTATCCACATGACTGATTTACCCATTGATTTAAGACTGGCTTCAAGTCTACTTGCAAGTGCAGTCTTACCAGATCCTGAAAGTCCCATGATCATGATCTTCAATTAGGCATTCCTAAGAAAAATGTTTGGATCATGCGACAATTTGACTTCTCTGTACCAAATGATTTACCTGGTGAATGAAACAACCATGGTCTGAATAACACTAATCTATTATACTTATATGGTACTGTAAACGTCTTTGTCCATAGAGACTCATCCATGCCGTCCGTTTCAAGGAATATCTTAAGGTCATCCACACCTTTCCAGCCATGCTCTTCAATGCCTTCTTGTGTCATTGGGATCTCTGCCAATCCAGTGTGGTTGTGCTTCCAAAAATGAGTGCCGTAACTGCTAAGCTCTTCGTCGGTAGCTCCTTCAGGTTCTTTACCTAAGTAACATACACCTGACCAGACTTGATTGTGTCCCGGATCAAAGTGAATCTTTTGTTTTGGTACATCGTTTATATTAGTGTATCTAAACTTGCCATTCAGCTGTGTGACTGGCTCTACTGTGTTACCACCAGACATACTCTTGAATATCTCTGCATGTGTATCAGTATATAGTTGTAGTTCAGACATGACGCCTGCATAGTTTCCACCTGGAATTTCTTCAGTAGGTAGATCATTGACTAATTCGGTGATGGCTTCTGGATTATCATAGAAGTCATCTACTATGATGTATTGCTTTTTAAACATATTCTTTCTCCATTACTAGAAATCTATTATACAAATCTTCACCAAGTATATCTCTTGGATGTTTACTTATCTTTTCTAATTTAGGTCTTACAGTATGCATGCCCTTTAATCCCCATGCTACCATGTCGTCGTCTGCTGTATCTGACACTATATTATCAAAGTCATATGTGTGTTCAGGTAGCCCTAAGAATTCTTCTATAGACTCGATAGAACTGATAGGATCTTTGATTAAGTCGTCATAGTTGATTAATAATAATCTATCAGCAGCATCTTTCTTAAGTACTTTTAGCGCGTCCATACAATCTTTTACCATATTAAACCACATCTCAGCCATACGATTATCATCAGAGACTTCTACTTTATATTGTCTTAATTTGGCATCCATATAGCTATTAGGATTATTGTGTAGCAATGTTAGCCATGATGCCATGATACTGGGTAGATCTCGTATAGTAGCTATGACTTTGATATCTTTTTCAAATAATATAGTAGAAGCTGGCATGTTCTTACCCCATCCCCGGTTCTTATCGATGATGATTGGTTCGGGTCTATGCTCCCACATGGAGTTGATCATTGCTCGTGTCACGTTAGTCAATTGATCTGGGTTTGGGTTTGCTATAATAGATGGAGTCTTATGCCATACGTTTTGATTTTCTATTAACAAGTCAAGCATGGGACTAGTTGGAGTCACATACACTGATGGATTCTGGTTCAATATAGATGCTAATACTGTAGAACCAGATCGCGGCAGGCCTGATAAGAAATAAAACGTCTTCATAGTGTTATACCTTTAAGTAAAGATAATATCTCTTCTCGAGACTCTCGTGGTATAGTAGCATTCCTATAGATGTTGGTTAACTCTCCAGCAATATGCTTAAACCAATCACTTTCTTTATTAGGTTCATACCTTATAAAATCACATCCAGCTTTGACATACATATCTAGGTTTAATGACTTTTGATAGTGCCATAATAGATACCATAGTGTCCATGTATTTGTTGGGTTGTCTCTATACTCGTCTTCCATCATCTTAACATATAGTTCAGGACGTTCTTTCTTTTGAAAGTCTTGGTCGTGCACTAAAAATATATCTTCAGAATACAATTCACACTCGTCTCTATCTTTATGAATCCAAGATAAGTGTTCATAGATAGGTTGGTTCCAAGTATAATCTTTTCTTAGATGGATCTTATTGGTAGCGATATGATTAGGTGGACCAACTCTAACGGTAGGCGAATATACATCAAGTCTATCGCATGCTATATTAGTAATGTGTGGCACTGCGCTGATAATCTTTTCCATCTCATCATGAGTATTGATAGAGAAGTATTCATCTAGATCAGGAGACAGACACCATACCACATCTTCCGGTATCATTGTCATGTTATGCTTGCGTGCTGTGTCAAATCTCCAAGGAGTGAAGATCTTTTGTTCGATGATTAAATTAGGATCTTTTGCGGCAAACTCTTGCAGTAGTTCCCATGATCCGTCCGTAGATCCAGTGTCTAGTAGTACACGATAATCGAATGGAGCTGCATAGTACAACCATTTATCAATGTACTTCTTTTCATTTTTTAATATAGTATAGACTGCGGTCTTACCGTGCTTCATCTAAGTTTTCATCCCAAATTTGTTTCCAATTATAAAATGTATCTTCTTGAGATCTATCTGCAAGATGATACGCCACTGATTCAAGAGGAGTGAACAACATTACTTTTTGTTCATGCCATATCTTATTTATAGTGCTGTCTTCTACCGCGGCATTAGTAGCCCATGTATATGCTTGTTCTTTCATGATATGATCATAGTGTGTAAACATATCTTTTGATATGAAGAACGTATGTGTACTGTGTAAGCTTGATCTCCAGTATCCAGTAAGACCTTTGACAACATAAGATGGGTATAAGTTTATATATGATGTGTATCTATGTGGACAATTGAATGGAAATATAGCATACTCTCCAGGATTAATATCCTTTAGAAGTGATATCATATTCATCATGTCTTGTATTGCATATCGTGTATGTAGATAATCATCTTCTACACAGTACACATAATCTACTTCTTGCTTTTTAGCCCATTCATACTGAGACTTAAAGTTACCCATTTTACCAGAATTAATTAACTCTCCGTGCACACCATGCTTATCGCATAAAGCGCCAATCTTTGCTATCAACTCATCAGAAGATGAGTCATCATGGATAGAAAACACTACTTCATGATTGCACGCACGTATAGAAGATAGCAGACTATTAAGACAAGTTAATATGATCGTCTCTTTGTCTATGTCTACTATACGGCTAGTCTTGTCTAGCCAATAGCTGTATACTGATCCACAAGTCCTTAATGCAATCGCTATCTTCATTGTTTATAACGGGCTGGCTTTATCGCCTTCGTGATGTAGTAACATGTCATAGGTTTGCCATTGAGATCATCAAACCCATATTTAACAGCTTGCATCTCAAAATCTACTTTATTCATGATACCAAGCTTTGTCTCTCTGTCTTGCTCACTATTTCTTTTTTGGTCAAACATAGCAATGCCGATAGGAGTTACCTTACGTACATGTGTAGGGTCATGATGAAACGTGTCGTGTTCCCAATGTGGTACCTCAATCTGCACTACCGCACCATGTTTGCATACTCTATACAACTCTTTCCAAAACGTCATGAAGCCTTCTGTACCTTCAAGGTGTTCAAGCACATGTTCTGCTATGACTTCTTCAATAGAGTCTGTCTTAAGTGGCCAATTAGGCTTTGTCAAGTCAAAGCAATGATCTGGTTTACATTCAGGATCAGAGTCCACGTTGATAAATCCTTCTTTATGGGCATACCCACATCCAATATTTAGTTTCATCTTTTTCCTTTAATTAATAATAAGTCAAACCCATTTGATACTCCACTAGAAAATATTTCTTGTGTAGCGTTGATTATATCTATGACCGTAACATGATTCAATATCGCGTCATCTGCTAAAGATCTATCTTCTCTTATATGATAAGGAATATAGTCATTTTTATCTATGAATGATAGTATGTCAAATGGAGACGATCCACATAGTTTGATATGATGTGGAGAGTATTCCAATATAATAGCAGGCGCATGTTTTGTGATTAAGTCTTTCATACCTTCAAGAGCTCTTGGTTCAGATCCTTGAATATCCATCTTAATAAGCTTGATCTTACTCGCATCAATATTATTATTCTTTATGTATTCATCTAATGTTGTACATTCTATAGGTTCTTTATCTCCAGGAATATTCAACATTTTATCGTTATACCAATTTTGCAATTGGATATCAGTCCCTATTTTTTGTAAAGGTATAGTTACATTATCTCCATAATTTCTTTTAGAGCATGATAACTCAGCATCTCCAGTATAGTCAGTAAGTGCAGATTTAACTATTACAGTATTTTGTAGATCATTTAATTTAATATTAGTTTCTAATAGATTGAAGTTCTTATTGCCAGGTTCGAATGCAAATACCTTACCAGAATCTCCTACTATCTTAGCTCCAAATAGAGTGTGCCATCCGATATTAGCTCCAACGTCAACAAAATAATCTCCCTTTGATAAAAACTTATTAAACTGTTTTATATCATTGATTGAATATATAGTTTGTTCTCGTATGATGTTAGATACACATTCATCCTCATCATGGACTTGTATTGAAAACTCTTCATCACATACTTTAATAGGAACTATCATTTAGTCTCCAATAATTTAATTAAGTCTTGCTTTACTTCTTTGAATGGATCTGACCAATCTTTCCATACTTTTTGTCTGTATAAAGTAACAGTGTCGTACCAACATGATTCTTTCTTCATGTCTGCCCATGTATAATAAGGCAACAGAGGCAATATGACCCATGTAGGCACACCCAACGCACCGGACACGTGTGGCACAGATGTACATGAGGATATGATTAGATCCATATTAGATAACGCCCCCATCGTATCTTCCCATGATGTTAAGTCTTCTGATATGTCTATGACTCCTGCTGGTACTTTAAGTCCACTTTGACCATCGCTCTTTTGGAAGGAATACATCTGTACATCAAACTCATTGAATTGTTCAAACAACTCAGGTGATATGGTACGAGCAAGCTCTAGTTCATACCTTGGATTACCCATCCAACGAATGCCGATCTTCAACTTCTTATCTGTCTTAAGCTTATCTCTCCATTTATCTTTGTATCCTTGTGACACAGATATGTATGGCTTGGATGGGATGTCGGTCGAGTCTATCTTTAATATGTACGGCAAGTCCATGCATGGAGCCCAATAGTCCCATGGCTCTTTAGATATATCTTTAAAGTCAAACACTTTATCTAACTCTTTGACTGAACCTAACATAACTTGATTCTTATGAGCAGTAGACATGACAGCTTTCATGCCTCTATCCTGGATGATCTTTGCAAATCGTGCATTAATGACTTCATCGCCTATACCACCTTCACCTACTAGTAGTATGGTCTTGCCTTCATATGTGGTACCGTTCCATCTTGGTCTATCATACTTACATGAATCAGATCCCCAGACGTTTATCTCTCGTCCAATATGTAGTAGATCTATACCTTTCTTGAAGTCTCCCTTACGGATATAGTGCCAACCTTTATTGAAGTCGACTATCTTCGAGTGCCTCTCGTCGAGCTGACTCTTATCTATGCCTTCGATTATGTTAAGTGCACCCTCAAAATCTCCCATAGTACATACAGTCACTGCATAGTCTAGTGTAGTAGAACTATTAGGGTCTATCGACATGGCTTCATGAAGATACTTCTCGGATTGTTCTAACTTATTGGCTTTATATGCTGCACGACCCGCATTGAATAGTGTTCCTGAATTGCGTGTTATATCGAGGACTTTTTCTGACGTCTCAAAAGATCGTAAGTATTTCTTACAGTCAAACTCGACCATAGCTTTCCAGTTAAGGAACTCAATGTCAGTACGTAAAGGGGATATGATGTCTAATAGTGCTATAGCTTCATCGAACTTCTCTGCTTTATCGTTGCAACAGAATTGTATGACTTTGAGGATTTCTGGTAGAGGTAAAGTATTGATTGGAGATGGTGTAGTTGGCAAGCCTTTGGCGATGCCTTCCCATATCTCTAGGTTTCCGTCTTTCATTTCACAAACTCCTAATAATTAAGAATATTATATATCGATTACATATTTATGTACAATTATTAAGGTAGGTCTGGAGAAGAGATGGCTACTGTATGGTCTGCACCAGCTGATACCAGTTTCCAGTTAGTCAATGAGCCTACTTGCACTGGACTAGATCTATGGGTTATATCTAGTAAACCTAATTGACCGGCGTAGTTATCTCCCCATGCCCATAGGGTACCATCAGTCTTGACGGCTAATGCAAACCTATTAAGACCAACTGATACTTGTTTCCAGTTAGTAAATGATCCCACTTGGACTGGGCTTGATACATGGATTATCCCATTTATACCTAGTTGACCATTGGTGCCACGTCCCCAGGCCCATAACGTACCATCTGTCTTGATAGCCATTGTCGTATTACCAGTTGACACTTGTTTCCAGTTAGTAAATGATCCCACTTGGACAGGACTAGATCTATCAACAAAATCTAGTTGACCTAGTTGACCGATAGAGTTGTTTCCCCAGGTCCATAAAGCACCATTTGATGTAATGGCAGCGCTGGTGTAGACATTAGTGTCTAGATGTTTCCAATTAGTTAATGATCCTACTTGCACTGGACTTGATCTATGGGTTATGTCATTTAGACCTAAACTACCATAAACATTGTTTCCCCAGGTCCATAGTGTACCATCTGTCTTTAATGCTGCTGTATGATACCAACCGCATGACACTAGTTTCCAGTTGGTTAATGATCCTACTTGGACAGGACTAGATCTATTAGCATTAACGAATCCACCAATCGGAGTTATACCCTTTTGTCCGATAGTATTATCTCCCCATGCATATAGAGCTCCTGCGGTAGTTAAAGCTAACCCACTTGAATGTGCGTCGTATATGATACCAGTGGCACCAACAACAACTCCACGTGATTGCCAAGTAGTTAATGATCCTACTTGTGTAGGTGATGATACATCTGTACCAGTATTTAATCCTAGCAATGATCCAAAATTGGAACCATTATTAGAATTCCATCCCCATGCCCATAAAGTTCCATTTGTCCTGGTTGCCCAGCAACTAGCATAATCACTTGAACCTACTGTATTAGATGTGCGTTCAGTGTTAACAGTCATCCAGGTAGTCAATGATCCTACTTGAGTTGGACTTGATCTATTGGTTATATCTAGTAGACCTAGTTGACCTCTTCCATTAAGTCCCCAGGCCCATAGGGTACCATCTGTCTTGACAGCGTAACTACTGCTTACCCCAGCTTTAGGTTGTTTCCAGGTAGTCAATGATCCTACTTGAACTGGACTTGATCTATTGGTTATATCTAGTAGACCTAGTTCACCATTAGTATTGTTTCCCCATGACCATAGTGTACCATCAGTCTTAATAGCTATTGTATGACTTGTACCTGTAGATACTTTTGCCCAATTGGTCAATGATCCTACTTGAACTGGACTTGATCTATGGGTTATATTAAGTAAACCTAATCGACCGTTATCGTTATTACCCCATGCCCATAACGTATTAGCAGTAGTGATTGCAAATGATTGACTAGGTCCCGCTGCTACTTGTGCCCAAGTGGTACCAGCTCCAATTTGTTGAGGAGACGAAGTGCCCACAGCAGTGGCTATATATCCCAATTGTCCAGCAAGATTATGACCCCATGCCCATAGGGTACCATCAGTCTTGACGGCTAATGCAAACCCTTGACCCTGCGAATTTGAATTTCCTAAAGCCACTTGTTTCCAATTAGTCAATGCTCCGACTTGAACAGGACTAGATCTACTGGTAGTATCACTAAGTCCTAGTTGACCAGATGTATTTGCGCCAGCCACAAATAATGCATTAGTTGTAGTGGTATATGCAGAATTATATAGGGTTGAGTCTACCATAAACCAAGTTGCGTTTGTACCAACTTGAATTGGGCTGCTATATACTTTTAAAGTAGTAGCAGAAGTACAATCGTTTAAACCTAGTTGACCGTTTTCGTTTTGTCCCCATGTCCACAAGGTACCATCAGTCTTGATAGCTGCAGTATGATTCCATCCACCTGATACCAGTTTCCAGTTAGTCAATAATCCGACTTGAGCAGGACTTGATCTACTGGTAGTATCATTAAGACCTAGATTACCATGACCATTAAATCCCCATGCGTATAGATTACCAGTAGTACTAATTGCTGCTGTATGATAGGAACCGCCTGTTACCTGTTTCCAGTTAGTCAATGATCCTACTTGGACTGGGCTGGATCTATGGACTAAGTCTAGTAGACCTAATCCACCGTTGGAGTTGTATCCCCATGCATACATCCCAGCATCCAAGAAATCTTCCTTGCAAACGAACATATCTGCAAAGTCGACCTGTGTGGTAGTCGCAGTACCTGTAGAGGTTAGTATTGGGAACTTATATCCTGATGATGTTGCCATGTTTTATGCTCCTATACTTCCGTCTGCGATGGCTGCCATGGAAATGCCAATATCTAGAGTTTTCCAACTAGTCAATGATCCGACTTGAACCGGGCTAGATCTACTGAGTGTAGCAGACAGAAGTCCTAATGACCCATTAACATTACCTCCCCATGTCCATAATGTGCCATCAGTCTTGATACATGCTGTTTGTGTTGTGCCACCTGCTCCACTATTACCACTTTCTACTTGTTTCCAGTTGGTTAATGATCCTACTTGTACTGGGCTTGATCTATGTGTTATGTCATTTAGACCTAGTTGACCACTAGAGTTAAATCCCCATGACCATAGTGTACCATCAGTCTTGATGGCACTGTTCCCACCTGATACTTGTTTCCAGTTGGTTAATGATCCTACTTGCACTGGACTTGATCTATCGATTATGTCTAGTAAGCCTAATTGACCATTACCATTATATCCCCATGTCCATAGTGTACCATCAGTCTTAATAGCTAATGTATGATAACGCATAGCTATTACTTGTTTCCAATTAGTTAATGATCCTACTTGCACTGGACTAGATCTATTGACTCCGAAATCATTTAGACCTAGTTGTGCGAAGTTGTTGAGCCCCCACACCCATAAGGTTCCATCAGTCTTAACCGATGCAGTATGAAAGCTTCCACCTGACACTTGTTTCCAGTTAGTTAATAATCCGACTTGGACTGGACTAGATCTATGTGTTATATTTAGTAAGCCTAATTGACCATTATCGTTTCGTCCCCATGCCCATAGTCCGCCATTAGTGGTGATAGCTATTGTGTGATAACCACCAGATGCAACCAGTTTCCAGTTAGTCAGTGATCCTACTTGAACTGGGCTTGATCTATGGGTTATGTCATTTAGACCTATATTACCATAAACATTGTTTCCCCAGGTCCATAGTGTACCATCTGTCTTAACAACAGCTATATGAGCATCACCAACTGACACTTGTTTCCAGTTGGTTAATGACCCTACTTGGACTGGGCTTGATCTATGGGTTATGTCTAGTAAGCCTAATTGACCATTGGTGTTTAGTCCCCATGCATACAACCCAGGTGATGTCCTATTACCTGTTTGTCCGACGATATTCGGGTATACGTCGAGTAGGTAGTCTTTCGTGATGTATCGTTGACCGAGGTCTTGTGTGTTACCCGTGTCATAGCTTATCGTTTTAAATCCTGTTGCTGGTTGATACGGAAAATTAGCTATTTCTAAATCTGTTGCAATATATGTAAATGCAATAATGCCTTGTGCACCTGCTCCACTATTACCACCACCACCTCCACCATAGAGTCCACCTGCACCACCGATGGCACCTCCACCA